TTCCATATTTTTTTCAAAATTATTTTTTTCCATTACAAACCTTTAAATAAATTCAGTTATTGTTGTTAAAATTTCATAATCATCATAAGGTGAAACTTCTGTTCCTATTTTATCTATTATTTTGTTACCCTCAGTATCCAATATATAATCACCATTTGTATCTTTTAGGTAAACAACGGGCTTTATGTTGATCTTTTCTATCGGATTCATTCATAGTCCTCTGGAAATTTATCAAAAATATTAACATCAATATTTTTAATGAGTCCTGTTTGTCTTACGGGTCCGTACATTCTTGTTTTAGCTGTAAAATCAAAGTCCCACATTAAAAATCGAGTATTTTCTTTTACTAATTCCCCTTCAAACAATTCTGTATATTTTACTGCATTTAAAACAATTGGAACATCTATTCTTTCGTATTTGTCTTCTAATATTTTTGGTTTTATTGTTATTGTAAATTCAGGTGTGAAGAACGGCAATATCTGTTCCATTACTTGAAGACCATCATCTATGTTTCTAGAATATAGAGAAAGTTTAAAATTTATATTATAAGGAACATCGGCATAATGGTAGTTGAAAACTATATCATCTGTAATATTTAAATTTTCTGCATATCTTTTTTGTAATGTATTTTTCTTTCTTTCTTTATCATAAAAAATTTCAGATATTTGAAACGACATTGCTGGTAAAACTATTTGAGCAGCATATGCAGAAGGGTCGTTTAAATTTATGCTCAGTCTTTGCATAAATTTTTCTTTAGCAGCATAGGTTAAAGGTACTTTTATTTTTTGTACTTCTTGGTTATTGTTTTTTCTCTGAACAAAAATATTATTAAATATAGTTCCAAAAGCAATAACTGTTTTTTTAGTTGTTTCGTGATAAAAAGTTGTAAACATTAATAGTTTCCTTCTGAAAAGGGATCTATTTCAGAAAAATCGATAATGTCATCGGCTTTTTGTTGTAATTCTTCATTATCATCCGGTCCTTTAGATTTAGTTATAAAATCAGGAACGCCGTCATTATCAACATCTACAGCTTTAGATAGATTCTCTTGTATAACATCAATATCATCAATACCTGTATTGAATTGCTCATATGAGTATTTGTAAAGTTCACAATCTACTTTATAAGTGTATAATTTACCTTGTTGGTAAAATATATGCTTGTTATCTACATATTTTATTTCAAAAAGTCCTTTAGTGAGAGGAAAATAAATTAAATCTCCCATCATCGGAGATTCTATTTGAACAGGTCTGGAACTCATTGTTGGTAGTTTTGCTGCTTCTTGTTCAAATCTTTTTCTAGAAACAATCAAAGAAAATTCATCTTTGATCTCAAGACCAAATCTTGAAATTACTTCTCTTTCACCGCCCATTTGGGCAAAATTTTCAAGATACATTTCAATATTAAATACATTTGTATAACTCTGAAGAATATCTTCTCCAAATACATTATCTAATTTATTAAATTTTTTAGGTATATAATATACATCTATACCATATTGTTTAATAGATTCCAACACAATTTCTTCTATAAGATCCTGTGTTGGTGCATAATTATAATTATTGAAATATGGATTTATAGCCAAATCAACCCCCTATGTAAAAAATTGGAGGTTCTTCATATTTGAGTTGAATTTCATCTTCAAGTTTACGAATTTCATCTTGTGCTTCATTTAATATTTTTAATCCATTCAAAGAAACTCCTCCGGGAAGAGATACACCATCAAATTTTGATAAATTTCTTCCCCATTGTTCTTTTATTTTTGCGGTGACATATTGTTTTAAAATACGATCATTGTATATTTCACCATATAATTCAGGGTCCAATATTCTATAGGCTTCAAACATAAAATATTGACCAGGAACAGCGTGTGTTTTCCAATCTGCATCTATATAAATTCTATTGGTAACTCTACTAAATCTTATAGATTTCTCTGGAGTTAATAAGTCTTGAAGCATCTTCATGTGGCTTCGTGTGTAATTATAAATTTGTAAAGAATTACTATATGTATTTGTTCTTAGTCCATAGAGATCGTTTAGAGCAATTTGATACCTAGCATCAAACATTCCTGTTCCACCTAGGGTATCAAACAATTGAAAAAGCCGCACCACACTTATAATAGTCTTACCATCAGGATCAAGTGGTGGAGCGGCTTTTATTTCGGGTGTTACTGTATCATCGGCTTCTGTTGCTTCTTTTAAATCAATATATTCTCGCTCAACATCTTTAGCCGATATTTGATATGGTAAATATGTTTTCTCAACACCATCAAAATGATACTCTGCAAAAAACTGCAACGAATCATCTATTCTGTCTTCTATCTGTGCATCATCAACATTAATTTCGATTACAGGATAACCTAATCTACGGAGACAGTATTGTTTTAGTTCTTCTCTCGTAAGTGGTGTTGCCATATTTTTTTCCTTTTGATACTTATTTATAATATTTAGTATCAAAAAGATTTTAATATTTTAATCATAATCCATTAAATAAGAAATTAAAGTTAAATCAGATGGTGAAATAGTAAAATTACGATCAAAATCTTGTTTTTTTAGTAATGGAGAGTATATACTAACTTCTGTATCAAACAGATATTTGTTTAAATCTTCTGTAAATTGCTTTTTCTTGTTATCAGGAATATTATATTCTCCTTTTGGAGTTTTTTTGCCATATTTTTCTAACAATTCATTTCTTGTTTTTTCGGCTACTTGTAGATGTTCGTTTATTTCTTTAATTAAATCTACTAACTTTTTGCTGGTATCTATACTCATTTTTAATTCTAAAATAGAATTTATTGTCGAAACACTACTATAAATATCAATCATTTTCACTTTTTTCATTTTTAAAATTCTCCTTTAGTAAGTGTAAAATAGACTTAACTTCATTTTTTAATTCAAACATTTCTTTTTTTAATATTGTATAATTTTTATCTAAATTTTGTATTTTTTTTAAAGATTGTTTTTTGTTTTTATATTCTTTAAGTTCCTCTTTATTTATAAACAACAAAGCATTGTTATTCATGTCTCTTTCTAAATAATCTTTATCTTTTACTTTGGCTCTCATAGTACAGTCATAACTCTAAGATTTTTAACTTTGGGAACATAAGCAGTATCTGTACTATATAGACAAACTTTAACGCAATATTTATTAAAAGACTCCACTGTATCTTCTGGTAATTCAAATACTACTTCATACCAATCATTTTCTGAACCACTTTCAACCAAATTAAAATTGCTTGGTTGTATAGGAACCAGTTTTATATAGTTTCTATCATGGAATTCTTTTGTATCATATGAATTTTGAAGTTTAACAAAGAAATCAATATTTGTGTTTTTTGGTTTATATACACTAGCCACAACTCTACAATTATTAGATTCAAATCCTTCTTCCAAAGTGACTATTCTAGATATATATCTTGCTCTATTAGGACCAGAGGAAACATAATTTGAATAAGGATTCAATTCTCCATTGTTTTCTGTTGTATTAGATTCTATTTTATTTTCTGCAGAAATAAATCCTATACGATCAGAATCTATAATTGGAGAGATGTCTTCATTTGTTGTTTTTGCTTTTGCAGTAACTTTTATTGGTATATTTGGTCCCATTATATATTTTTTCGACAAATATGTATCTGTGTTGGGTGTGGTGTCTAGAACTTCTTGGTTTCCGTTAAAGGGAAATATTCTAGATTCCCATGAAACACGACAAGAATTAGAATCTAGATAATTTGATTGTAAAAAGAATGTTTCAAAATTTTTGTTGGTAGTGGTTATATTAGAAAAAGGCAAATTATATTCAACATTTTTCTGGAATTTACATTTATTCAAGACCATCATTAGATCCATATTCAATTCAGCATTCCATTCATTGGAATTGGTTGCCGTATACAATACACCTGTATATGGTTGAGAATTAATTTGAACATCAGTATTTATTATGTTTTTGCCTAATTCTCCAACATAAATTTCAAAATCTGTGGACTGTGCCTTTATTACAATAGAATGTTCTCCGGGCAATAGCATTATAGGATAATCAAATTTAAATTTTGTTTTTGTTTTATTTTGTGATGCTATAGGATCATTTGAAATATTGATTTCTGTAGATTTCAACGATACCTTTGATCCGGGATATACATCTGATAAACTAGGATATCCTGAAGTGACAGGTCTTATTTCGACACTGACTTTTAGATTTGGGTTAGTTGGTTTTTTGGCAAAGAACAAGTCTATGCTATCTAACATTATTCCTTCGGGATGTGTAGAACTATTTACAAAAAATGTTTGAGATATAAAATCAACATTAGGTTCGCAGATATAATTTATATTTCCAGAACTATCAAAAACAGATTTCAAAGAATATCCAGGAGGACATGTTTTGTTTATATTATTATCCAAAGAGTTTATTACTTGATTAGAAGATGTATCTGTTATTTTAGATAAACTTGTAGTTTCTATTTTATTTTTAATTTTAAATTCTTTTGTTGTTTTAATTTCAGTTTCTCTGGTTATTCCTGTTCCGTTTGCATAATATATACAAGACGTATTTGATACAGACTTGTTTTTATTATTTTCTTTATTATCGATTATATCGAAAATTCTTTCTCCTGACCTAAATGTCCCTTTGGGCAAAAAGAACGAAATATAGATTTTTCCTTCAGAATTAGTAGATAAATCAGAATCAGAAGAAGAAGAAAAAGAGAATCTATTTGTATCTAAAATCATATCTTTTTCTGTCTTATAAGCATAACAATTTTCAGAAATGTCTATATTATCAAAAAACACATACATTCTTGTATTTGGTTTTAGATTGTCACCTATTAGTTTTAATTTTTGTTCTTTTATATAAGGTAGAATAGAAATATCCGATTTGTTTCCGCCCACAGAACTTTGATTTTCTTCTAGTAATAAGTCATTAAACAAAGATTCTTGAAGTTGAACTTTATCAGAAGAATTTATAGTAGAACTTATAGAAGATCTTGTGTTTTTTGTATCTGATGGTATGTTTTCTGTAGAAACTTTGGTATTCGTAGTACTACCAAATGCTTTCCAAGATCCCCAATGTGATCCTAATGATGTAATAGGAGAAGGATTCTTATCTAATGATTCCCATCCGTCATTTATGCCTCCTATATTTTTAATAACATCTGGAGTTTTATCTTGGTCTATCCAAATTTCACAAGAGGGAAATATATCAAGGTCGCCTCCCCAATTCACATTTTCTTGTGATAGTATTTTTATAGAAGATGATGCTAAAGGTTGCGCAATGAAAATCACAGTTTCATATGGAAAAGTCCAAATTGAAGTTTTAATTTCATTTGTCCCTGATTTTGTATATTGTATAAATTTATTTGAAGAAGTATTTTCACTATCTTCTTTTAATTTGATTTGTGTAACATCAAATGGAGGACGTAAACATTTTTCCACTTGATCAATAGAAATATTATAATCAGGATTTAACACATCACCTACATTATGACCAGAAAATGAATCAACTAAAATAGATGTCTTAAATTTAATATTTCCATTTGAATCTGTTACGTTATATCCTTCTGCATTATTTTCTAATGCACTTAGTTTTGTATATTCTTCTAATTTTTTAATTCTTTTGTCTAATTTTCCTATATCTTTCATTGTGTATCTTTTATTATCAATGTCAATAATTTTAACATTTTTAATATCAAAAAGATATGGTGGTTTTTCTAATAAATGCAAAGATAAGCAACACTCATTTGGCTCAGGGGGATAAGTTGGATTTATAGAAGGATTGCCATAAATTACTTCGAAATTACCATTACCATCTAATATTACTCTATCTTTTCTGGGTATATAAGAAGAACATAAAATACTATCAGACCAATCTGGATGTGGCATAAATTTAGTATTTCCTAAATTATCACTATCTAAATTAAAAGTACTTGGTCTAAAATCTATTATTGTTGAATAATGGTTTCTTTTTCCTGTGTTGGGACTATCATAAAAGGGTATATCTTTTATTTCTAATATATTAGACCCTAACTTATACGATTCTCTTGTGCTTATGTTAGCAGTTTGTGAAACAGTATAAAAACTATATGAAATTTCTAAATTAACAGAAAACGGATCTATTTCTTGATTGGAAGTAGTACCAAAATACTCAGACTTTAGGTTTCCGTTTGAAGTTGTATATCCAGATTTAAGTATTAATTTTGGATTTGTAATTTTTTGATCTGTTGTACCATAGTCAATTTCAAACAAATCTTTGATATTTTTTGTTCCTGGAACAATATTATTATTTGAAATTATATAAACAGAATCTAAATTATTTAAAATACCTCCCTGTCCTGTTGTCATTAAATTAATATACAATTTATTTTTATATTTTCCATCAGTGTCTCTGTTAAAAGGAGTTGTCAGTTGTTCTGTGTTAGTTCCTAAATTTCTTTCTGAAATATTTGATATAGTTTTTGTAACACTGACTTTAGCAATAACTAAGATATCAGAATTTTCTTCTGCAATTTTTCTTTTTAAAGATAAAATAGATTTATTATAACCAGAAGAAGAAGGTGTTTTATATGAAATTGTTTTATTATCTGAAATATCATTTAAATCTGGAACCAAATTAAAAGTTTCTCCTGTTTTTGTATTAATAATATACCAATTTAAATTTGGCTCTTCTATTAAAAATACTGAATCACTGTCTAAACTAGATGATCCGTCTTCTACTGGAATGTTTAATTCTTCATTTCCTGTTGTAAATCTTTTTGCATATATTTTTTGAACCTCAAAAGTGATACTGTTTGTCGGAGAAAGCACAGTTTCAAATGGACTATCCTTTACCTGACTTGGTAATTCTAAAATCATTTTATCTTTATTTGGTTCAAATATTATGGTTTTTCTACTTAATATCTGATTATTATCAAAGGTTTCAATGTATTCTTGTCTACCTGTAAATTCTGCTATTTTTAATATTGGCAAAGGACTAACATTTTCATTAAATTTATAGGCGATATTTGTTAAACTTCCAAATAAAGAAGAAGGTCCGTTTAATTCTGTATCAAAAATATGTATTTTATATAAAGGATACGAATCTTGGAGATTTATTCTTGGATTTATAGATACACATCTTATTCTTGTTGTCCCTATAAAACTTGGAACAGGGGTTTCATATTTTAC